CACTGGCATGGTGGGGATGCCGGTGCAGACCATCGAAGGTGTGGAGGTGCGATGCCTCCTCAACCCGCGCCTGAAGGTTGAGGGGCTGGTGAAGATCGACGAAGCCAGCATCCAGAAGGCGAAATACAACATCACGACCGATGAAAACTATCTCGTTCAAAAAGCCGAGCTAGACCGGTTGATCGCAGCGGATGGCATCTACAAGATCCTGTTCCTCAATCACTCTGGCGACACGCGGGGAACGGACTACTATTCCGACATGATCTGCGTCGCGGCCTCTGCCGGCGTTTCCATCGCGGGCGCGCAGCAGCATGTTCCGAACCCGAGCGGAAACTGAACATGGATTCTCGCACTCGATATGAGGACTTCGGGGAGGCAATCGAGACCACGGTAGAGCGCAAGCTCGCCGAGCTTCACACATCCGAGCCTTGCACGATTGTCTCGTGGGACCCGCAGACGCAGACGGCAGTTCTCCAGCCGACGAACAAGACGTTGATCCGCAAGCCGGATGGAACATCCGAGTGGGTGCAGAAGCCTCAGATCCCTGATGTTCCGCTGCAGTTCCCCCACGGCGGCGGGAGTAGCACCACCTACCCCATGAAGCCGGGCGATGAGGTTCTCGCCACCATATCATCCAGGTCTCAGGACGTGTGGCAGCAGAACGGCGGCGATCAGCAGATCATCGATGCCCGCATCCACGACTTGTCGAATGCCTTCGCGGTGATCGGGTTTCGGTCCAACCCGAAAGCCCTTCCCGCCGTCTCGACCATCTCGACGCAGACGCGCAACGACGCGGCAACCCACGTCGTGGACCACAACCCGCTCACCGGCACGACGGTCACGGCAGAAGGAACGAAGGTCAAGGTAACCGCCACGAGCGTGTTGCTTGTCTCGGGAGACCCCTACGTTGCCTGACAATCTGAACGTCGTGGGCGAGCTTAACCGCCAGCTTCAGGGGCTCAATGCGCGCCTGATGCAGGCGGAGCACCTGATTGCCGGCCACCACAAGGCCGTGAGCGAGTTCCGGGAAATTGTGCAGGCGGTGATCCCTGCGGTGTCGGCGGTGCAGCCCATGTTGAACGGGCTCCCGAGCGGACTGGATCAGGTCGCGGCGAACGTCGAAGGCCATCTGCACGACTACGTGGAAAAGATCCTGAACCAGACGCTTTCCAAGTTCACCGCGCCGACGCTCGACATGATCACGGATGCGGCCGGGGCTCTTCTTGAGGGGCAGCTTCAGAGCATCGCGAGCCAGATCGTCTCGCACATCGTCGCGAACCCCATCATCTCCATCGTGGACGGGATGAACGGCAATATCGCCCACCTGCAAAGCCTGCCGTCAACCCCGGAAATCGCCGCGCAAATCTCGGATCTTCAGTCCCAGGTCGCAAGCATCACCGCGTCCAACCCGATTATCAACACGGTGACCGACCTCCGCAACCAGATCGCGTCGCTTACCAACACGATCAGCACCTTCACAACCTTCCTGTCCGCGCAAAAAAACCTTGTGCAGGGCGTCACCCGCTCCCTGAAGATTGGAACCTGACGCATGCGCTATCGCAAGCTGGACGCGAACGGCGACATGATGTTCGGCCGGGGGCAGCAGGATTACTATCGCGATGTGCCGGAGGCGCCCGCGCAGGCGGTCAAAACGCGCCTCGCCCTCCGCTTGGGCGAGTGGTTTCTCGACGTGACGGACGGCACGCCCTACGACACGGAAATCCTTGGCGCCCATACCCAGAACACCCGCGACGCGGCCATCCGCGAGCGGATCGAGGGGACGCAGGGCGTCGCATCGCTTGACGCCTATTCGTCCACATTCAACCCCGACACGCGCGCCTTCGTTGTGCAGGCGACGGTGACGACGATCTATGGCCCCGCCCGCGTGATCTACACCATCGGGACGGTAAAAACCGCCGAACAAGTCGCCTCCGAACAGCAGATCGCGCAGGACGCGATAAATGCGGTCTACGGGCAGCTTGATTTCTCGAACCCCTTCCAATCGGGGCTCATGACCTGATGGCTTACACCTGCACCATTGATCGCAATGGCATCTCCGCCCCGACGCTGGCGGACATCCGCGACCAGCTTGTGACGCAGTTTCAGGCGATCTACGGCACCGACGTGTACCTTGAGCCGGACAGTCAGGACGGGCAGTGGATCGGCATCCTCGCGGCGGCGATCAACGATTGTAACGCGATGGCCGTCTCTGTCTATAACGCCTATTCTCCGGCGACGGCACAAGGTGAGGGCCTGTCCCGCGCCGTGAAGATCAATGGCCTTGCCCGGCACATCGCGTCGAAATCGTCTGTTGACCTTCTCCTTGGGGGCACGGTCGGAACCGTCATCACCAACGGATACGCGACGGACGGGAGCGGGGTGAAGTGGATGCTTCCGGAACAGGTGGTCATCGCGATGAGTGGTCAGGTGACCGTCACCGCGACTGCCTCTGAGGCGGGGGCCATCACCGCCCCTGCGGAGACCATCACCGGGATCGGCACCCCGACGCGCGGCTGGCAGACGGTGACCAACCTTCTTGCGGCGGTTCCGGGGGACCCTGTAGAGACGGACGTGGCGCTGCGCAGGCGACAGGCCGTCTCAACCAAGATCCCGTCTCAGACGATCTTTGAGGGCCTTGTGGGGGCCGTCGCCGCAATCGAGGGCGTCACCCGCTTCGGAGGCGTTGATAACGACGGAGACGGGCCGGACACCAACGGCATTCCGGGGCACTCCTTCTCCATCGTGGTCGAGGGCGGAGACGCGCAGACCATCGCCCAGACGATCTATGCAAAGAAGGGGCCTGGCGCCGGCACGTACGGCACGACATCTGAAATCGTGACCGATGCCTATGGCGTCCCCCATACGATCCGGTTCATGCGCCCGACGAACGTGAAGGCGAGGGTTTCGATCACTCTGAAGGCGTTGACTGGGTACACCACCAACATCGGGGCGAAGATCAAGGCTGCTGTCGCAGACTACATCACCGGCCTGAATATTGGTGATGAGGTGTACCTCACCCGCCTGTTCACGCCTGCAAACCTGTCCGGCGCGGACGGAGCAACCTTCGACATCACCAATCTTCAGATCGCGAAGGGCTCCGGCTCTTTTGGATCGGCCAATCTGACGTACGCCTATTATGAGGCTCCCGCCTGCACGGTGGATGACATCACGATCACGGTGACCACCTGATGGCCGACGCTCCGTTCAGCCCGAGCGATTACACCGGACTGATTACCTCTGAGCACAGGGGGAAGGCGCGCTTCGTCGAGACGGTCAGCGTCACGGCGACGCCGGTTGCTGACGAACAGGCATTCCTCGCAGGCTTGCCTGATGTGTTCGATCTGGACACCGCCATTGGTGTGCAGCTGGATGCGGTCGGCGCGTGGGCGGGCATCTCCCGCGTCATCTCCATCCCGTTGATCCAGGTGTGGTTCTCGTGGGGCATCGCCGGGCGCGGCTGGGGGCAGGGGATCTGGAAAGGCCCCTATGATCCGGAAACCGGCATCTATCAGCTTGACGATGACACCTATCGGAACCTGATCCGCCTGAAGATCAAGGTCAACAATTGGGACGGGTCTCGCGAAAGCGCGGCGAGTGCTTTTGAAGCGTTCTATGCGTCGGAGGGGTGTCACCCCTTCATTGTGGACAATCAGAACATGAGCATGACGGTGTGCATCTCGGGTGCGCGCCCTCCATCCTTGCTCTTTGCAATTTTCGCCGGCCGCTATGTCGAGTTCAAGCCGGCATCCGTAAAGCTCTTCAACGTTGTCCCGTCCGTTCCGGGAACGCCTGCCTTCGGGTTTGGCGTCAGCAATGAGTACATCTCCGGCTGGGGATCTGGCTCGTGGGTACGTGACGCTGAAGAAGCGATGATCGAAGAGCTTTCACTCTAACAAGTAGAACACACAATAGCGAAGAATATGCGCACGCGAAAGCGGGCGGAGGCTTCGTATTGACTTGGAGCCCCCATGGCAACAAACGAAATTCTTCCGTTCGGCATTGGCGCCGGCGCAAATGTCATGTCGCAGTCGGCCTATGCCGCGCTTGCGGATCGGCTGAACGGCTTTTCGGTCGGCGTCGCGGACCCGACTTCGGTGAACAAGGCGCTTCGGCAGGCTGCATACGTCGCATCGATGATCGCGCAGTTCACGGCCGATTACGGCGGTGACGCGCTGGACAATGGCGATATCCCGACCTTTGAGGCCAATTTCAAAGCCGCCCTTGCCGCGTGGATCGCAAGTGGTTCCTCGCCGATTGACCTGAGCAACTACGTCCTGCGCTCCGGCGACACCATGACGGGTGCGTTCAACGCCCCTGTCGGGTTTCGGACGACTGCATCGATCATCTCGACATCATCCACTCTGACGGCCGCGAACTTCGGGCAGTTCATCAAGCTCACCGGCACGTCCACCACGACGATCAATCTGCCCAGCCCAACGGCCGGCGCAGATCTTGCGATCTTCAACGCCTCCGTCGTCTCTCACACCATCTCGACCGCGACCGGCGTCTTTCAGGGGCCGGGATCGTCCGGCACCAATGCGGAATCCATCGCGGCGGGCGCGGTCACGTTCTACCGGGCGGATGGCTTCAACTGGATCAGGGTCAGCTCCACAGCCGTCCCGAACACCTCACTGCCCAAGCTGTCCTTCTTCACCACCAGCGGGACTTGGACCAAGACCGCAGGTGGTACGTGGGCCTTCGTCATCGCGCACGGCCCCGGCGGGGGCGGCGCGGGATCTACCGCGTTCGGCACCGATCAGTTCGGCGACGGCGGCGGCGCTGGCTCTTGGGCCATGTCCCTGCTGAGCACGACCAGCATGACCACGCAGACCGTCTCCATTGGCGCGGGCGGGTCTTCGTCCAGCGGCGGCGACGGCGCGGACGGTGCTGGTGACACGTCCTTCGGCTCGCTGGTGATCGGTAAGCCGGGGCGGGGCGGGCGCCGGAATAGCTCCTCTGACCCCAATGGCTCGAAAGTGGGCGCCCTCGGAACAGGGCAGATCGTCGGCGTCGGCTCGCCCGGTTTCAAGGCCGGCGGCTATTTGCCCGCCATGGGTGGTGCCGGTCTTTTCGGCGGCGCGGGCATGGCTGGCGCGGCATCCAACAGCCGGCCGCAAGGCGGCAACGGCTTCCTCGGCGGAGGTGGCGGCAGCTCGAATGGCGGCCCCCTCGCGGGCGGCCTTGGCGGCGACGGCTTCTGTCTCGTTCTGGAGGGTTGACGAATGCGTGTCGCATTCCTTGCGCCTGGTGCTTCCACCGGGCCGGTTGCCTGCATCCGCAGGTGCGCTGAAGGATGGGAAGAGCTTTGGCCGGACGAGTTCGGCTTTGAAAGCGAAGACGCCCGCGTTGGCGATGAATGGGACGGCGAAAAGCTGGTGCAGCCTCCGCCCCCTCCGCCCTCGAAAGAAGACCTGATCGCCTATGCCGCCGGCAAGCGATGGGCGGTGGAAACCGGCGGCATCGTCGTCAATGGCACCGCCGTCCGGACGGATGAAAAGAGCCAAGCGAAGATCGCCGGGGCGGTTCAGCTTCTCGACGCAGACCCGACGTTGACGCAGGTCGATTGGGAGGCTCAGCCGGGCGAGTGGGTGGCGCTCGACGCCCCTTCGATGCGGGCAATCGGCATCGCGGTGGGGCGG